TTACTTTAACGACTTTAATAGGAGAATAAAATGTTTAGTATAATTGTAGTATTCTTCACAAAGTTCATGGTTTTATATAGGATGGCTAAGGTATTAAGAAAGGGTTATAGTACTCTATGTAAAGTATATTCATCTGACATGAGAGCAACCCTTAAATCAGCCGTCGATAATCCTAATGAGACTTGGGATGATAAACTTATGTATTACATGGATAAGATATTTAAGCATAGTGTATGATAGCTTCTAACAAAATGAAGAAACTATCAGTCATCATAAGTAATAGAAATGACACAGTAATGCTTGCTATAACTGTTAGGTCTTGCATTGAAGCACTTAAACCTCTAGGACTTGACAACTGTGAAATTATCATAGTTGACAACTCAGACCTTCCAATCTACAAAAGTCTTAATAGCTTCATTCCACCTGGCTACATCAAAGATGGATTAGTAAAAGTATATCGTCAAGACTTCCCTTGCCTTTTCACTGCACGTGAGACGGGAGCAGAGAAAGCTGAAGGTGAGTTCATTATTTGTGTAGACTCCCATATGTTAATAGGCCACAATATGTTTGTTGACCTAGTTAGTTTTATGATTAAACGATCTGATGATCCAACAATAGGATTCGCTCATGCACCTATCAACTGGGTACATCAACATGAGCGTGCTTCTAGACATGATCGGGATATGAGTGTTAATGAATTAGGTGATTGGGGAACTGCTTACAACCATGAAAGAACTATCACTTGGAAAGGAATGCCTTGGATATGTCGTCGAGATTGGTTCCTTGACAAAGATAAAGGTCTAAATGCTTATGGAGCATTAACTGAACATAAAGTAAGTTGGGGTGGAGGCGACATGCATATAGGTATCAAACCTTGGCTTCTTGGTTTTAAGAACTGGGCAGTCCCTACAAATCCCGCTATTCACATAGGCCCTTTTCCAAAGGAAAGTAATAAAGTATCCAGTGATAAATACCGCCTTTATGCTGCAAGTGGAAGCTTCCCTCACACCTTTGGATTCCTTGTAAGTTGCTACGTTCTTGGTGGTGAAGCTATGATGAATCGCAATAAGGCAGCAATAACTAACCGATTCGGCAAATACATAGATGTTAACAAGTGGTGGGGCAAGGCTATTGAACTTGGCCAAAGTGAACGTGATTGGCTTAGTAAAAGACAAATAATGACCTTTGAAGAACTACTTAAAGCAAAACCTTGGAATAACTAATGAATACTGTCGAAGATTTATATAAAGAATGGCCCTTTCGTATACGTTACTTATGTAGAGAATGTTGGAATAGGATAGAAGAATACATAAATAAATACAAGATTACTTCAGTCCTTGAATTTGGCTCTGGGTTGTCAACTATTTTATTCAACAATATGGGACTTGATGTAGTATCATATGAAACTGATCCTGTATATCTTAGACTTATAAAGAGATACAACCTTGCTAATGTAGAGTTTCGTCTTTGGGACAATGTCACGGCTAATGTAGAAGGCCACTTTGGAATATCTTTGGTAGATGGAATTTTACCTAGGGTAAATCAATTATACTATGTACAGAAACATTCACGTTATATAGTTATAGATGACTTCAATGATGGTAATTCAAGTGTAGGTTTAGTTCCTATGCTTAAAGGTTACACACGGTTAGATGATAAATCAACAAGACTGGCAATATTTAGGATGATTAAATAATGGTACCTCAAATTACAGTCTCTATTGTATCTTGGTTATTAGAGGGTAGATTAATAAAGACCCTATCTGAAATACCTAAGTCAACTGATCTTCCTTTAAATCTTTGTCTTCAAGTCCAGGGATGTGATCAAATATCTAAAGATAGAGCTAAGGAAATTGTAGATGTTGCTTCTTCTAACTTTGTAAACTCCGATGTATTTTTTACTGCAGGGAACAGATATATAGCAAAGACTAGAGCCAGTATTTTTAAGAGGTCAGCTAGGACACCTTTTATTTTTATGACAGACAATGATATGGTCTTTCAAGAACATACTATAGATATACTATATAACTTTCTATCTAATAAATCTAATAGTGAATATGGACTGGTTGATACAATATACAATAAACGAAAGTATCACAGAACTGTAGATGGAACGAAAGTTATCTGTACTCCCATAACCTTTGGACATTTAAAATTTGTAGATGTTAATTTAATAGGTGGTGGCTCAATGCTTATAAGGTCTGAGGTAGCTACTATTCCTAATATAATAGACACAAGATATGATTTAGGGACTTGGGATTTTGACCTTTGCATGAATGTGAGAAAAGCTGGATGGAAGATAGCTTCATTAAGTGATGGAAATTATGTAGCTTTAAATGATCATTCTTATAGAACAGAAGAATACAAAAAAGGAAGAGTCCCTCTTGGACTTAGATCTTTTGGAGCCAGATTATTTGAAAGTAAATGGGGATTTTCTTCTGAGTATTATCCAGAGAGCCCAAAGATAGTAAAAAGAAAAACTCCAATAAACACTGATTCTTTTATTATATCTAGAGCAATCTATACTTCCATTGGAGAAGATTTGGGAGTAGGTATTCTAAGTGAGCGTCGTCTAGAATTAATGCAGCGGTATTTCATAGGTAGTTTACGTAATCAGACTGATCCAAACTTTACTTTATATCTTTTTACAGGCCCATCAGATAATGAAGCAACTTCCAGGATTAAGTCACTTGATTATGGCAATCTTGATGTGAAATTTATCTCCATTAATGATGATTTATCAAAGTGGAAAAAGTCTGTAGATGAATCAAGAAATTGGGGAAGGGAAATAGATGAAGGAAGTCCAGAGGCTCTTGTACGTAATTATGGACATCCTAAAGCTACAATCATGGCTCGTGTTGATATAGATGATTGGGTAGCACCTGGTTGGATTGCACACATGAAACATATGGCAATCGCTAAACCAGAATCTCACTTTCTCATTAATTATCAAGTTGTTGGTCAGGGTCCTGATGGTCGCCTTTATAAATTCTTTGCTCCCCACAATAGAGGTAGATCAAGTCCATTTCTTGCTTTGGTACAGAAGGAAGAACCACGGATTAGTCCTTATGAAGATGTGCATTTAAACATGGGAAAACTATTTGCCTATGTATATAACATACAACCTTCCTATGTCTTCATGGTAGTTCATGAAGGAAATAGGAGTAACAGAGTTTACAAGTTAGACAGATACTTTGAGGACATCGAGGAAAAATTAGAATTAAGGAATCAAGCATTAGTGAAGACGAAAATAGAGCCAATAAAGGTAGTAAAGCAGATACCTAAATTGATCTCAATAAAAAAACCTATCCGAGGATCTAATTGGCGAGCAAGAATGGTTAATGGATAAGATTGTTTAATATTTAAACCAACTGGAGTAACATAAATGAAAAGACTAATTATATTACTATTCATATCATTGTCACTATTTGCTACCAATGCAAATGCAGATTTCTTTTCAGATGTGATAGTAACTTCGCCTGATGGTATCTGGACGGACTCTCGTGCATATGCAACTTTAAATGATGCAATAACTGCAGTAGGCGCTAATGATCGTGAAATAGTAATTGTCAATGAACAGGCAGTTACTACATTAACAGTACCTTCTAATGTAAGATTGAAGTTCCTTCGGGACGGGTCTATTAACAACTCAGGACAACTAACTATTAATACAAAGAACATATCTGCAGATAACAGACAAATCTTCACTGGTACTGGGGACATAGACTTTGCTAATGGTTCGGTACTTCGATCTGCTTGGTTTTCACAGGCCAGTACAGCTATCAATACAACAACTGATGACATCATTACTTTAATAATATCCAAACAGACAAGTGTCTGGCATTCTTGCACTGTTGGCAATAATGTAATCTTAAAGTGGGAATCCCCTAATAACATACTAACTGTACGTTCTGGAGTAGTAGTCTCCAACATTAAGAATATAGAAGCCGGAAACTATCAACTCTTTGGTGGGCCTGGAGACTTTGACTTCCTTGACGGGACTAGACTTAAACTCGATTGGTTTGTCAGACTCCGTTCTGTGGTTACCTGGATTGAGAGTGAAAAAGTTACTTTGGAGATCTCAGATAATAATACAGTAAGTTATGATAATACTATCCCTAGTAATCTATCACTTAGGATGTTTAATGGTGGATCTCTTAGTATTGATATAGGTAGAACAATTACTTCTAATGGTTCATTAGAGATCAATCCAGGAGCTATCATTGATGGTGCAGGGACACTTACAATCAATGGGCCTTTTGAGGCTGGCTTATCACAATGTTTTGGGACGAGTATTGATATAGATTTTGGGGATGGTGTAAACAATGCTTACTCCCAATGGTTTGGCACAAGAGTTGACGCTACAACTGACTTTACAATTCCTATCCAACGTGCCCTGGACTCTAAAACTCAAAAACTAACAGTAAAGCTACTAGGATTAAGTTATAAAACAACTGATACAATAACAGTTTCTGGAAGTTATAAAGTATTAGATTTGGAAGGTGGTAGTATTACTTCATACGTTACAGATAAAGCGGCTGTTGAAATAAAACCTGCTGCTGGAATTACACGTTACAGTGGAGTTAAAAATGGAAGTTTATTAGGTGATGAGGCTACTGGTAATGCAACAATAGGTTTAAAAATTAGTGGTGCTGCATGGTTTGCACAAACAGAAAACCTTATCATTAAATATTTTGGTCTTGGTGCTGCTGGTGGATATGGATTCTATATAATTGGTGCAGGTGCTACTAATACTCCATATTTCGGCAACCATAAAAACATTAATGCAGATCAAAATTACATAGGTTTTTATGCAGCGGGTCAAGATATAGCGTTTGTATTAACAACAAATCACTTTGAAGGTTGCTACGCTTCCACTAATGATTCTGATGGATTCCTATTTAGGTATTGTACTGGAAATACTCTCACAAACATAATAGCAGAAAGTAATGTAGGGGCTGGTATTCATCTTGATTATACACATGGTATGTATGCTAATGGAGGTTTTATTGAGGGTAATACTCCTAATTTATTGGTAGAAAACATAGACTCAACAAAATTACCTAATATTTTATTATTCTCTGGCTATCAAGCAGTAGCCACAGCAGCTACCTATGATAATCGACCAGATGTGGATATTTCTGGTAGTTTTAATATTAGAAAAATGTCTACACCAATTATAACAATAAGTAGTGGAGATATAATTACATTAAAAAATGCACCAAATAAAGTAATTATAGCAGAGCGTTATGGAGCATATGCAGAGGTCTTGTTATCATGGGATGGTGCTGTAACTTGGACAGTAGAATATTTAGTAAAAGGTGGAATTAATACAGCATGGTGGACAGTCACTAAAGATACAGCAACTAGTTTTAATATATATTATGATGCTGGTAGCAGTTCATTTAAACTTCAATCCACAAGAAACGCAATACTATCAATTCAGCAATTAGGCGCAGGAAGTTAGTGGACTCTCAATTACCTAAAATACTTTCATAATGAAAAAATATCTATCAATATTAAGGAGCCTTATTTGTGGATAAGGAAACCCAACAAATACAATCTCTATGCTCAATCAGTACTCGAATGACTGCTCAAACATTCTTCCCTGAGCGATTCTATGTACCTTTCGCTGACAATATACATGGAAAGATATTTAATCTCATAGATGGCCCTGATCAAAAAGTTGCCATTGCAGCTCCTCGTGGTTGGGGAAAGACAAGTATAGTTGCACTTGCACTTATGGCTAGGTACATATTATATCATCACACTGGATTCATCTGTTACATAAATAAGTCCCATGATGCTGCATCACTTCAGACCGAAAACTTACGACGTGAACTTGTTAGCAATAGAATGATCAGACACTTCTTCGGTGATTTTAAATCAAGGGATGTAAAGAAAAATGAGTTTGAAGAAGTCTTCAGCAAAAAAGCTTGGGTTGCTTATGATACTCTAGTCTGGCCTCGTGGGGCTGGCCAACAAGTTCGTGGTGTTCTATTTAAGAATGATCGACCAGGCCTGATCGTAATAGATGACTTAGAAGACCCTGAAAGAATCAAGAATGATGAGATACGTAAAGGGTGGTATGAGTGGCTATATGCTGATGTTATTAAAGCATTACCTAGAGTAGGTGACATGGCTAAGAAATGTAAAATAGTCTACATTGACACACTTAAGCATGAGGACTCTGTCCTTCAAAAACTACTCACTTCTAATGAATGGAAGTCAATTCGTCTTGAGGCCTGTGATGATGACTTTCATTCTACTGCTCCTGCCTTTATGTCAGATGAAGACATAATGAAGGAGTGGGAGGAACATCAAGCAAGTGGTCAAACTGATGTGTTCTTTCGTGAGTTACGTAATCTTCCGATTTCAACTAAGGATTCAGCATTTCAGACCCAGTACTTTCATTATTACAACTTACCATCTGACAAGACTGTTGGTGAACTTGACCTTAAAAAGATCGACGTTGACATTCAGCAAGATAGAAACATCGAAACTGTAGTAATTCTTGACCCTGCTAAGACTGTCAAGATTCACTCTGCTGAAAGTGCTATTATAGGAATAGGGATTGATCTTACATCTGCTAAAATCTACATTAGGGATATAGTCTCAAAGAAGATGTATCCAGATGAAATCTACGATGAACTCTTTGGTATGGGTATACGATTAGGTGCAAAAGTATTAGGGATTGAGGAGACTTCCCTAAATGAGTTTATCAGACAACCTATCAAAAATGAGATGTTTAGACGTGGAACGTTCTTTGAACTTATCTGGTTAAAAGCCAGAGGTGGGATGAAGAAGGAGCTTCGTATTAAGGAACTTGTACCTTATTATCGAGGTAGTTATATCTATCACAATGCTTCATGTGTTAATGTTAAGAAGTTAGAACAACAACTTCTAATGTTTCCTCGTTCTGCTCTTTGGGATATAATGGATGCTGAGGCTTACATCATTGAGATGCTTGAGTTAGGCGAACGATACTTTAGTCCAAATGATAATCCAGATGATATTGAATCTGAGTATAAAGAGCTTGAATATGATGAGCCTGTTGAAAACTGGAGGGTTGCAGTATGATTGACTGGAAAGAACTACTAGCTCCAATAGCATTGCCTTTAGCTTGGATGGGATCACTTGAATGGAGATTACGTTCAAAGGTCAGTGACAAAAGATTTGATGATTACAAGGGGTATATTAAAGAAAGATTTGATGGTCAGAAAAAGCAACTTGATAGAATTGAAAATCACTTAAATGATAAATAAGATTGTTTAAATTTTAAACAATCTGATGGAGGCTTTAAATGCAATTAATACAATCACTAGACAGAACACCCTTTGATCATGAGGAGATCAACATAGCAACCGATGCTGTTTCAAGGCTTGACGAAACTCTCCGTGGATCTTATGGAATTGCTTTCATTACAATAGAAGATTCAAATATTAGATATTGGATAGATGGTACTGATCCAGATGCAGATAGTGGACATATGGTCTATAATGGAGGGAATATCTATTTTGTTGACCCTAAATCAGTGAGAAGTCTTCGAATGATAGCTATTACCAATCCAGCAGTTGCTATGATAACTTACTATAAATGAGGAATATGATGAAAAGGATATTTAGTTATATAACATTGTTAGTTATCTTACTTTTTCCTATATCTATCTCTGCTAGACCTATTAGTGGAGGGCCTATAGGTCTAGGCGTGGGTGGGGGTGGTGGAACTGCGACCCAGGTCAATGATGCTCTTGGGGATTTGTATGATACAGCTGCGGAATTGACGGCTTTATTCGGTACAAAGCAAGATCTTGACGCTCAACTGACAGCCCTGTCTCTTTTTACTGTCTCAGAAATATCACAACTCGCAAACATCGGTGCCACCACTATTTCCGCTGCTCAATGGACAGGTCTTGGTGGTGCTACGACAGCAGGTATAGCCTTATGGGATGATGCAGCAGCTGTTAATCAGAGAACTACTTTAGGGCTTATTATTGGGACAGATGTTCAAGCTCAAGATGATGAACTCACTGACATTGCAGGACTTACCTTTGCAGACGATAAAATTATTTTGGGTACTGGGGCAGGTACTATCGCCATGGCAGATTGCACAGCTTTTGCTCAATCAATCCTTGACGATGCAGACGAAGCCACATTTAAGGCTACGGTGAATCTTGAGGCTGGCACGGACTTTCAAGCAGTCGTCACCGAAGGATCATTGACCGATTCTGTAATCGTATCCGCAGATATTAAAAACGGCACAATAGCCTCTGTTGATTGTGTTACTGCCCTTAGAATCATATCTCAAACCTCTAATGCTCTTGGCGATAATGGTGAACTGGTTTTCACGGCAGGCTATGACAGGGTATATGTTGACCTGTCTGTAACAGTGGATGATGCCGATATAGACATAGATGAAGGTGGGAGCGAGGTAGATGGTGCTTTGGTTATCATTACAAATCAAGCTGCGAATACTGCCCGTTTTGCTGATGAAGCTGGAGAGGTAGAATTAGCAGCTCCTGTTATCCTTGAGCAATATGAAACCCTTACTCTTCAATACGCAACGGATAGATGGGTAGAGGTGGGTAGAGCGACCAATGCTCTAGGATTTTCAACTATAACCACTACAGAAACCGAGTACATCCCTATCTCATATATGATAGACGGTGCAAGTGCTCCCGATGCTTTGGAAACCATCACTTCAGACACAGACAAAGTTAATGTGCGAACCTTTCAACCTGCTGCGGATGAAGATGTTTTATTTGAGTGGATGATGCCTGAAGATATTGACGCATCCTCTGGTATTAAGTTTAGCATTGTGTTCTATCCAACCAATGCTACGGGCCCAAATTCTGAGGTTGTCCAATTTGAATTAGCAGGATTTAGTTTGGGAAGTGGTGATGCTCTCAATGGTACATTGGGCAGCGTTCAGACATCCACGTTAGCCTCGAGCTCGCATGCTCAATATGATAGAATTGTTACTGCATGGTCGGCTGCAATGACCTCAACACATATTACTGATCTATCTGTAGATGGTGAAACCATTATCTTCAAACTAAATAGAGACAGTGGAGTTGGGAGTGATTACGAGCAATTAGTGGGTGTGTCTGGAATAAAACTTAAATACAAACGACTCCATGATGCAACATTCTAAGGTGAAAATATGAAGCGATTACTTTTAATTATACTTTCAATCTTCTTCCTTGCAAGCATTGTCTGTGCCAAAGGTGTCTATTACTATGCTGGGGAGACGGTAACGGGTGCTGTTGGCTGGTCATGCCCTGGCACAAACAGTGATATTCTTTGCGATGATTTCGATGGTGGTGCTGATCTTGTTTGGTCAGAAACCGAAACTAATGGCACAATAACCTTTCAAAATGATCGGATGGAGATTATTGCAACAGGGGCAGCATGTTGGGCATCTACCGATTATGGTAGTGCTATTACAACTCACTATACCAGTTTCAAATTTACTTTAGTTTCTGAAAGTCTTGGTAGTGGTGGTGATGATTTTATTGCCCATGCTTCTGTAATAAATGGTGACGGCACTCCCGCCTGGTCTTGTCGAATAATAGAGGATGCTTCAAATCAACACGCAATGCAATTTAGGCATCTTGATGATGCTTGTAGTGGCTGGATTTCGACAACTTCGGCTTACGATTTGGCATTAAGCACAGAATATACAATAAAAATAGCATATACCCACGCCTCAGTGTCTTACTATGTTTATGGTAACAGTGATAATGGATTAATAGGCACATCTAATGATGTATGTGACCGTGATCCTCAATATTGGTTGTTTGGAGAAGATAGTAATGATGCAGCAATAACCTTTTATATAGATGGGTTTCAAACAGATGATGACACTATGCCGACTTATTAAATTCTTATTTGTATTTCTTTTATTTACTACTCCTGCGTGGGGAGCTGATTTTACAGTCTGTAACGCCGGCTGTGACGAAACAACCATTCAGGCGGTGTTTAATAACAATGACTTAGCTCCTGGTGATGTAGTAGAAGTACGGGCCGATACCCCTGGAGGAAGCAAAACGTATTCTGAAATGGTAGAGCCTGGGTCAAACGATGTGGGAGATGCTGGGAGTCAACTTACCCTTCAAGCTCGTTCAGGAGATACGATCACAATTGATGGAGGAAATTCCAGAGCACACGGAATAGTCCTCAGTGGCAGATCATACTTCACTTTAGACGGATTTCATTTTGATAACTGTACGGCCCAGGTGGTGTACGTTGCGACTGCCGCCACAGGTGTTATTCTCCAAAACTTAACCATAGTCCAGGACTTGAATGCTGCTTCTGATACTTGTGATGGAATTACGTTTATTGAGCAGACTAATAGTGTTATTGATAACTGCGATATTAGGCACAGTGCCGAGGTCAACTGCGTATATGCAGCCGATAGCATCAAGGTCACTGGAGGCTCTGGTAATACGGTTAAATATTGTTACCTCGAACATAAGAGCACTAACACAGACCGCCACAATGACGGTATTCAGATGTGGAATGATACCGATTTCACTGTCTATGGCAATGAGATCAATCACGCAATCAGTGGTGGCAGAATGCAGGGAATCTATATGGAGGGAGTAGGTGTTGGCAATTATGGAACATGGTTATGCTATAATAATCTGTTATACGGTGCAACATGGCAATCTTCCGCTATTAGATTACGCCCCAAAGATGCTACTGCCATTGTCAGATGTTACAACAATACCTCTATTGTTATTGATTCATCAGGACAAGCCGCTTTCATGGAAGGGTCTGATGGTGGTGCCGATAATACAACAATGTATGCGTATAACAATGTATTTATTCACTTGAATGCTGGAAATATTTCTCAGCCTGTAACGTATGCCGATGGAGTAAATCCTGGAAATGTAGATAATAATTGTTACTATAGGGCAGGACACTCAGCTACAACTTATGGTGGTAGTGATATAAATACAGACCCTTCTTTAGACGCCAGTTACTATCCCGATGATTCAGGTGATCCTGTGGTAGATACAGGAAAAGATTTGAGTGGAACCTTTACAATCGACAAAGATCAAGTATCCCGCCCTCAAAGTACAGATTTTGATATGGGTTGCTATGAATATACTGGTACAGCAGCCCCTACAGGCACACTTGTTGTTGCAGGGGGAATTGTTGAGAGCGACGTTGTAACTGGTGCAAAAACACTTGTCCTTACCTTAGATGGCACGACATGGGATGCAGATATAGGCACTACTGGGGCTGAACAAACTGCTTTAATAGCAGGGATAACATCGAACAAAGCAGAGGCAGGAGGATGGAATACAATAGTCAGGGATGATTATGGAGTTGGATGGACTGACACTGGAGCCGAAGTAGTAAGAAATAGCGATACGGTATTAACAATTACGCTCCCTGCATTTGCAGCCTACGAAATTACTGCATCGGAAACCATAACTGTTACCATAGCTTCAACCTGTGTAGCAAGTGCAACAGAGATAGTGGCAGACCCACCATTTATTATCTCGGTTGACACCTTGCCTGATGTAACTGGTGTAGGGTGGTATTTTACAGCAGGGGGACAAGCAGCAACTAAAACCACGGGTGGATTAGCAATAACATCACCATAATAAACTAATTCCCCTCACTCCCACAAATGAGGGAAGGGCCGCAAAGATCAAGGGTGTCGATACACCCATCACAGATTGTTTAATAATTAAACTAACTAGAGGATAGTATGAATACAATAGTATCAAAGACTAAAGAAGCAAAAGATCTGATAAGAGAATCTGTTGCAAAGTGGGAAGATGAAATAGGCATATTCTGTTCCTTTGGTAAAGATAGCATGGTAGCACTTCATCTTGCTCTTCAAATAAATCCAGATATTAAAGTAATATCTGTGATGACTAGATTCAAGCCAAAGGAAACATTTGAGTACTTAGCTAGGATACAGAGAGATTGGAAGATAAACTTAGAAGTATTCACTTCTCATGAAAAGGTTCCAGATGATCTTCCTTTGACCGACCCTGATGAGTGTTGTAGGATTAACAAAGAGGAACCTACAAAGGAAGCCTTGCATGACTTTGCAGCTTGGATTACTGGACTTCGTAGAACGGAAGGTAGAACAAGAACTGACTTCAGATATGTTGAGGAAACTTCCCGTGAGTACTTAGATGAGAAAGGGATTATAACAAAGATCAATCCAATTCTTGATTGGTATGAAGTTGATATTTGGAAGTATATAGCTATTCACCAAATCCCAGTTCATCCTTGGTATGCCCAAGGATATAGAAGTCTTGGCTGTGAGCCTTGTTCACATCTTGTAAATGATAATGAAACAGAACGTGCAGGTAGATGGCTTGATACAAGTAAATGTGGTGGTGAGTGTGGAATACATACTATGGCTAAAAGGAATATGTAATGAAGTGGAGAAAGATAAGGATATGGATCTTAGCATGTCAAGGAATAGTTTATAGATGTTTTATAATATGCTGTAATACCACCTTCTTCTTGATAGGGATTAGATCTATGTCAAATATATTTGGTGAAGTATCTTTTACCAATGCTCTGAAATATGCTTTTGGAGTTAGCTTAACATGGAATGTTATTAACACTGTTTTATATTTTCTATTCCATTATATCTATGCTAGAATGTATAAGTTAGGGACAAACAATGGCAACTAAAACTATCAGAATAGGAAGTGCAGAGAACATTATTCAGTATGATTCTGGTGACTATGATTCTGGTATTGAGTGTGACGCTCCAATAAAGGCTGATACCCCAGTTGATCCAACTGATGTGATTAGACTTGAAGATCTTACAGGTAGATTACTTAACCCTACATCAGTTGTAAACATAGCTAATCCAACCGAACTTAATTCAATAGCTGGAGTTCTTGGGGCAATGATTCTTGCGTATCAAATTGTAGGTGCTGGTGGATTAAATGTAGTCACACTCTATGTTTATGATGCTAGTGGACCTGCAGTTAATTCCCCCTACATAGTAGACGCTGATGGAGCTGGGAGTGAAAGATGGATAGCAGTGGCTGGAAGATATGCTGTCCAAAGTCTTAGTTTACTCGGCAATATAATACTAACAGGTAATATTACTATAAATGGAGATCTTGAATTTGGTATAGCTGGAAAAGGTCTATCTTTTGGTTCCTGTTCTGGCTATCATATAAATTGGACACAAGCTGCGGTGCAAAATACTTGGTATAACGTCTCAGATGTAGACTTTATAGATGGTCAACTGAATCAAATATCTCATGATGGAAGTGGAAAATTGACTGTAGCTAATACTGGAAAGTACTTATGTAATCTATCCCTTGATTGGGAAGTCGATGGAGCTAATAAACATATAGAAGTAGGTTTTGAGGTAGATAATAGTGGATCTGCAGAAACTGAAGGTATAGTTTGTAATGAGACTAAATTTGCTAATGAAGAATCTATAGCATCTACAACTGCTATTTTAGATCTATCTGCTGGAGACACTTTAGAAATATGTGTAAGAACTACAGAAATTGGAAATCCTACAATCACTGTGGATTGTGTAAGTCTAAACTGTATTCAGATAGGTGGATGAGGAGAATAATTAATGCCTTACATTGTAACAGGTGAACCAAATAGTTGGAGAGACGAGGATTATAGGGAGAAGAACTTTGACTATAAATATCCTTATGATCTTGACTTAAGACCAGACTCAGACTTCCATAAAAAACTACGTGGAAAGATCTGGGAAAGGGCCAGCACTGCCAGAAATGAGATAAGTAAGAGATTCGATTCTTGGAATAAGATAGACTGGACATTAACTACCTACATTCCATTGAAAGATAAGGAAAGTAAACTTAAGAAAACTGACTCAACAAAGCCAGTTTCTATAGTATTCCCTTATACCTATTCCAACCTTGAATCATTATTAACTTACTTATCCCTAGCATTTTTCCAAGACCCCATGTTTCAATATGAAGGTGTGGAAGATGATGATACAATAGGTGCTATGTTAATGGAACTTATTATAAGCCTTCATTGTACCAAGACTAAAGTACCTCTTGCAATCCACACTGTTCTAAGAGACGCACTTAGTTATGGAGTAGGTATTGGAATACCTAGCTGGGTAACTAAGTATGGAAAGAGGCCTATCAAATCCTCAGTGTCCAGAATATCCGATCTTGGAAGAACATCTGAGAGTTACGTAGACTGGGTTGATGACTTGTTATTTGAAGGCAATTCACTCTTCAATGTAGACCCTTACATGTGGTTACCTGATCCTTCTGTCTCTACTAACAATATCCAAGATGGTGAATTCTTTGGGTGGGTTGAGAAGGACAACTATATGAATCTTCTTAGTGAGGAAGGCCAGTCTCACTCTGGTTTATTCAATGTTAAGTATTTGGAAGGGAAGAAGAATAAACTATCAGCGTTGTCTAAGAATCAATCTGAAAGACAAACTAAATTTGGTGGCTCATCTGAATCACACAGATCAATGAGTAGTACTTCAAGACCTATTGATTTAATAAGAATGTATGTGAATCTAATCCCTAAGGAATGGAAATTGTCTGATAGTGAATATCCAGAAAAGTGGTTCTTTACCCTTGCATCTGATGATGTTATAGTTGGATGCGAAAAGGCTGACCATAGTCATGGAATGTATCCTGCTGCAGTTGCTAGTCCTGAAGCTGATGGTTATTCAATTACGCCAGTTAGTAGAATTGAAATTATGTATGGTTTGCAAGGTGTGCTTGACTTCATGTTCAACTCACATGTAACTAATGTTCGAAAAGCTATCAATGACATGTTGATAGTTGATCCATTCCTTGTAAATATAAAGGACCTTGAAGATCCAAGCCCAGGTAAATTAATAAGGTTACGAAGACCTGCGTGGGGAAGAGGAGTTGACAAGGTTGTACAGCAACTTCAAGTAAATGATATAACAAGGGCTAACATTTCTGACTCTGCTTACATCACACAGTGGATGGATAGAATAAGTGGTGCTGATCAATCTATGCAAGGTGCACTTCGCCAGGGAGGCCCTGAACGATTGACTAAAGGTGAATTCCAAGGTACACGTGGAAGTGCTATTTCAAGACTCCAACATATTGCTATGATGGTAGGTATGCAATTCTTTCAGGATATAGGTACTATGTTTGCAGTTCACACACAACAGTACATGACCCAAGATTCCTATATCCGTGTAGTTGGCAGGCAAGAAGAACAATTAAAGAAGATGTTTGGAAAGGAACGTGTTAAAGTATCTCCATATGAACTGGCTGTTAACTATGACTTAATTGTAAGGGACGGTTCAATTCCTGGTACTAACATTGAGGCAATGACTCAGATGTGGCAGGTTATAGCAACAACACCTGAACTCCATCAAGAGTTTGATACATTTAGAATGTTCATGTATATAGCGAAACAACTTGGAGCTAAGAATCTTGACGACTTCAGACGTAATGTGAATAGGATTCAACCAACTACAATGTCTGATGAGGAAGTTGCGAATCAAGTTGAGAAGGGTAACTTAGTTCCGACTGGAGAGATATAATGGAAGAAGACACTATAAGATCAACTAAGAGTCAAATAGAAGAATTCAAGGAATCTTTCATATGGTTAGATATTGTTGATGAGTTAAACAAACTATCTACCAATGCCCAACGTGAATATGATATAGTGGGGGAATCTCACGTTGATGATGAAGGGTATAAGATAGTACCTAATTCATCTGAAACATTAATTCATCTTGGAGATATAAAGGGTAGAAGAAAAGCAGTTAGTTATTTTCTAAGTATTCCTGATATCTTCTTACAAATTTTGGAGGGCCAGAAAGATGAGTCTAAACGTAAACAAACCTGAAGATCAAGTTACGGTGAGTGAACTTCCTTCGTATATTAGGGAAGACAGAGTAGCTATAAATGCTGTATCTGGAGCTGGTAATGTAGGGGATACAGTATTAGAGATTGCTGGTGGAGTTACTTCATTAACCATAGGTACTGACCTTGGTCTTTATGGCTATGAGACTGTAAAGATCTCTGGATTAGCTGCAGTGACAATAGCAACTATCCTTGGAGGCTCTGAAGGTCAGGTAAAGATATTTGTATTTCAAGATGCAAATGTTAAATTTACAGATGGAGCCAAAGCAGACGGTAAACTTTACCTCAATCACTTACCTGCATTGTCTGATTTTAGTCCACAACAAGATGATGTTATAGCATTGATAAACATTGGAGGTGATGGAGCCTCTGAACATGGCTATTGGAAGGAATTATATAGGACTATTTCAGTCAAATAAGACCGTTTAATATTTAAACTAACTTGGAGGTTAGCATGGACGAACATCTTAAACAGATTCAAAAGGACGTAGATGATATGAATAAGACTCTTGAAGGTCAGGTAGTTACTACTGCTCCTGGGACTGAGGTACCTAAAACTCAGGCTCCAGGAACTAATGCTCCAGGAACAGATACACCTGGCACTGATGCTCCTAAAACGGATGCCCCTAAAACAGAAGTACCATCTACAGAAGTACCTACAACTGAAGCTCCTGAGGAGAATTTTGAGGATAGACTTACGAAGGAAAATGAGGCTTTACGTAAACGAATAGAGGAAATGTCAGGAGGGCACACTAAGGCACCTGGAACGTCAGCTCCTAAAACTGCTGCACCAGGTACTGAACCGCCTATTAGTGAGTATGATTTTCTTGGTAATAAAGACTTGGATGAACTGACAAGGGATCCTAAAGAGTTTAATAAACTACTCAATGAGATCTATGCCAAAGCTGTAAAGGATACCAAGGGAACTATGACTGAGGGAGTTCTTCGATCTATACCTGATATAGTGAAAACTAATGTACTTGCAGTTACTGAATTGAAGAAAGCCAGTGATCAATTCTACAAAGATAATGAGGATCTAGCTCCATTTAAGAAAGTTGTAGGTATTGTATTTGAAGAACTAGCTGCCTCAAGTCCAGATAAAAAGTATAGTGAAATTCTTAATGAAGTTGCAACTGAGGCACGTAATAGATTAGAACTCCACAGGAAAACAATTAAGGATGATAAGAACAAACATCCAAATTTGCCTAATAAAAGAAATCAACAAAGGCAAACACAAACTAAACCCAATCTCACTGGAATAGAAAAAGAGATTGATGCAATGAACGAAACACTTAATCAATAACGGAGGTATAACTAATGTCTTTAGAAGATAGAGGAGCACAACACGACAAAGTTCCTGTTGACAAGTATCATGATCCTAATGCGGATTATGCTATGACTACCAGGGACTATGTAATGCGTCCTTCAGCAGATGGGGATTCAGGTGCTATTACTTTAACATTGCCACCTGTTGCTGAGGCGAAAGGTAGATTTTATTCTATCATAGTCCGCAATGCGGATGCTGTTAATACTGTTACTATCCAAGATCAAGATGACAGTGAATGTTGGATTGGTGATGTAGTACTTAACGGTAAGTGTGATCGAGCACTTTTTTACAGTGACGGTCTTGCTTGGCATCCCTTTGCAAATCCTGGTGAGTGGCCTGGAGTGAGTACAACTGTTCCACCTGGAACAACTCCTACTCCTACTACCCTAGCGCCTACTACATCAGCACCACAATAAACAATCAGATTGTTTAAAATTTAAACAATCTTAACATACGGAGGAAACAACTATGTTTTTAGGGATGAGAGGAACTGGTGATTGGGTTACAGGTCAAAGACCCATGAACTGGAGACAGCAAATATTGAAACTGTATCCAAATGGTATGGCTCCACTTACTGCAATCTTAAGTATGTTGAGCTCTGAGAAAGTAGATGATCCACAGTTTCATTGGTGGACTCAGACAATGAGTTCTGTTAGTGGAGCAGTTGCTGGTATCTATACCGTTGCTGATCTGTCAGTTGCTTATACAGTTCCTGGAGCAGCTGGGAATTCAGTCTTTATTCAAACAACAGATACAAATGTCTTTAACCGTGTCAGGCAAGGCCATGAAATTCTACTTCGTGATGCTAGTGACTATCGAGTTGATGTAGTCGGAAAAGTCACTGAGGTTCATCGTGGTGCTGTTTCGGAAGTCTATGCAGTTAGACTTCTTGAAGCTGATGATAACTCACCTGACCATAATCTTACCAACTGTGACACATTTAGAATCATCGGTAACATTAACCCTGAGGGTGGCGAGATGCCAGATGCCATTGCTCTAAACCCTGTGAAGGTTTACAACCTTACTCAGATATTCAGAACCCCACTATCCATTACTCGAACTGCTCGAAAGACTAAGCTTCGTACTCCTGATGATTATCAGAAGGCTAAGTCCGAAGCTCTTGAAATGCACTCGTGGGAAATGGAACTTGCGTATCTCTGGGGAATTATGTCTGAGAATATCGGAGATAATGGTAAGCCTGAACGTACCACTAGAGGTCTCATCAACTTCATCCGCCAGTACGCAGCAGCTAATTGTGATGACTATACTTTGAACACTACATATGCAGGTCAGACTTGGGCAGCTGGTGGTGAAGTATGGTTCAAGAATATGCTTGAGCAAATCTTTCGTTATGGTGCAGATGAGAAATTAGCACTTGTCGGTTCTGGTGCCTTACTAGGCATTGATGCTTTGGCAATGACTGGTGGTCAGATTAACCTTCAACCTGCCCAGAAAACCTACGGTATGGATATCCGTAAGTGGATTACTCCTTTTGGGACTATCAACATGAAGACCCACCCACTTTTCAGTTATGATGTTACCACTCGTCATATGATGGTTATTCTGGAGCCTAAGGAAATAGGAAATAGGTTCATCGACGATACTGCGTTCTATGGCGAATCTTCTTCGAAGTCTCATCCTGAGGGATATGGGCAAAGGAGAATTGATGGTACTAATGAGGAGTATTTGACTGAATCTGGTCTTGAATTTGGTCTGCCTCAAAAGTGTGCTGTACTTAATGGAGTTGGTCTGCCTAATGGCTTAACGCCATAAGCTAACCTCCTGTAGACCAAGACAATTAAATGAACTTACTACAACTAAGAACAAAGTTCCGTAGAGTCTCAGGTCGCTTTGATTTAGTAAATGAAGACTTCAGTGACAATGGTGTAGACTTCTTCATTAATGAGGCAAGGAAATTTCTTGATCGAATGAATGAGACTCAAAAGTCCTGGGGTACGTGTTTTAGGTTTATTGATGTAGGACGTTACAGTGCTCAGTTCCCTTACTGTCGTGCTGTTAAGGAGGTATGGGCAGCTACCACAACTGCTAGATGGCAACTTAAGAAGAAGAATCTGCAGGATTTAATAGCTGGATATTTAACTGGGTCACCATCCAGTAGAACAACTGGAATACCACTTTACTATTCACCTGCCATAACACGTTACATTCCAGAGAATGCGGCAGCTGATACTTTCGAGGCTTTTGTCGAATGGGTAGATATTCCTGCTGGGACTGCACATGAGTATAATTCTATAATAATAAATGTTCCTCCAAGTGAAAAGATCTCTGTTGAGGTAAAGGGATTATTTTACTCAGCTGAACTTGTTAATGAAACCGATGAAAACTATTGGTCTGTAGCCCATCCACTCCTCTTAATTATGGCTACTATGAGACAATTAGAAGTCATCAATAGAAATACTCAAGGTGTTAATGACTGGACAGGCTCAATAACTACAGAAATGACTCAGCTTGGTTTTGATCTTGTTGAAGAACTCATTGCCGAGTCAACTGAGATGGGAGGTTAGAATGAAGCAACCTATATTTATTCAAAACATTCCAATAGATGAAAAGCGTATCTCATTTATTGAGAAGGTAGTAACAAGACTTGCAAGACGTACAAAGTCACGGACATCTGCAATGGTCACACCTTATCCTATATCTGCATGTGTGAAGGGAAACATCAAGGGTAATATATTGAGGTATATGTTTCCACTTGATGGAACTATTGATAAGGCTATAATCTCATTTGATAAAAAGCCTAAGGAGATTATATATGTAGGGGCTAAAGTGGGTGGTGAAGGTGGTATTTCATCTAAAGGATTTACCTTAGAGAAGAAACATACTTCAATGACTTTACCCTTACAAGTTAAGGCAGGAGATAAATTATCTGTTAATGTAGATGTGTCAGATAATGAAGTAGTGGATGAAATCTGGATTGCATTTACTTGGATACCTAATGTCAAAGATACAAAGTTAAAGACTATGCTTATTGAAGAATTGGAAAAGGACTTATGAGAGAATATGAACTTATCATAGATGAGGGTATAAGAAAAGGCCTTAGTCCTGAAAGATCTATTCCAATGAATGAGGATTGGTTATGGCAGACTCTTGGATTTAGGATTGGTAAGGCAGGCCTTGAAGGGTATGTAATCTGTAATGATGATCCACTTATTGGTGTAGTTGATATAGATTACTCTTGGCCTTTTCCTCAATTCATTGTAGGTGAGAGGTATAACTTTTTAATCTCCAGAGATTCAATAGTTGACCTTGAAGATAATGTATATTTAATATCAGATGATTATGTGGCTACTCACATATTTGACATAGACCAATTAACCTTTGGCACTGGGACTTTAATGGAAGTTGCAGACTTCGGTGAGTATGCCTTTATGACTAATGGAGTTATAATGATCTATTGGGATACTGGACTTGCCGACTGGCATGAGATTATAGCAAGTGCAACTATCCCTATGATGAGAACTATATGTAACTTCAAAGGTCAAGCAGTAGGCGGGAACATAGTAAGTGCATGGCATGACTGTGATGAGAAGTCATATGTATGGTCTAAGATTGGCGAGATGGACTTTACACCTGATAGACGGAATACCTCAGGTTATCGTAGAGATCCTTATGGCGGGGAAGTCTATCATGTGAGAAGACTTGGAGACCAGGTAGTTGGTTATTCATCTAAGGGAATTACTCTCATGACGCCTGTCAGTGAGCCTGCTGCAACTTTTGGGTTTGGTGAAATGGATGATGTAGGACTTATTAACATGGGAGCTATGGATGGTGATCTTAGACGTCATGTTTATGTGGGGTCTGACTATATACTGCGAGATATCTCACTGCAAGGAGAACTAGTAAAGAAATATGATGTTAGGGAACTTGGATATTATAGATACATGAAGGAACTTGAAGGTGAAGATATTATAGTTAAATATGATAGAATTAAGAAGGACTTTTACATAGGTAATAGTACAAAGACTTACTTACTTTCACCTTATGGTTTGACGGAAGTCCCACAGCATCCTTCTGCTTTATGGACTATGAGTAACTATGATGAAGAGACTACCATGTTACCTAATACAGTGGATGACTATACGCCTTCAATCACATCTTCAATATTCGACTTTGGGTATAGAGGACAGAAGACTATATTCTCAGTGGAATCAGATGCATTGATTACCTTTGGTGCTAAAGCATTAATTGGATGGGCTAATACATTAGCTGTCTGGGGATATACAAATGAAGTATCTTTAAACAATGAAGGTATAGCAGCTGTCATTGTATCAGGTAATGAATTTGTAGTTAAGTTAAACTTTGATTATGTTGGAGGTACTTTACCTATAAAGTATATAAAGGTTCGTTACAAGATGACTGACTTACGAGGAATTCGGGGCATCTATGCTCCACCTCTACGAGGACAATAATGTTAACACAACTAATACCTGACCAGGTATCTAAATTCTGGGATGTAATAAAGTATGGTATTGAGGAATCATTACCTCCTATTGTGAGTGAACATCCTGACAGGATGAATAGAATTCTATCTTCATTGCTGTGTTATAAGATTCAATGTTGGGTCTCGTATACAAGGAGTGATACCACTAAGTTTGAAGGATTAGTTCTAACGAGAGTACTATATGATGATGCTACTGATACAAGAAACTTACTTATATATTGCCTCTATGGATATAATGAGACTAACGCTCAGACTTGGACTGATGGACTATTGTCACTAGCCAAGTATGCACAGTCTAAAAGATGCAATCGGATTATAGCATATAGTGATGTCCCTTATATTGTAAGTCTAGTAGAAAAGTTAGGTGGGGAAGCTAAATATACTTTCCTCTCATTTGATACCAAACAGACCGTTCAAAATTTAAACAATCTCATGTGAGGTCTATATGAAGATAATAACTGAATGTATTATAGATACGAAATCACTTCAGGTCATTGAAGAGAAATCATATGACTATAATGGACCTATTGCCTTATGTAAAGGTGGTGGAGGTGGTGGGAGTGGTAAGATTGAATATCCAGCTCATATAACAACTTGGCATGGTAATGTATTAGGCGATGGTTCTGGTGTAGCAGGTGAGTTAACTATGGATGATGCTATGGTTGCTGCATTAGGTGATTCACCTTGGGTAGGTCAAGCAGCTTATGATCCTGATGCTGACTTGGTTAATTTACTAGCTGCGCCAGATACGCTTCAGACATTAGTTACATTGTTAAGTACTGGTACTTCACTTGACACACTCATTTCCAATGTCCTTGATGAAGCAAGAATTGACGATGCAGTTACTGAATATACAGCTGACTTAGATGCACATTTCCTAGCCAATGTAGTACCAAGATTTGAAGCTGGCATGAGAGATATTAATGCAGTTTCTAGTTCAGCTTTTGCAATAGGTCGTGCAATCCTTGAGGAGAATCAGGATAGGCAAGTTGCAAGGTTCAGTGCTGACTTACATAACAAGGCCTTTTCAGATGATGCAATTAAGGTTATTGGATTAAAACTTGAATATCAAAGAATTGTATCAACTATGTTAGTTGAAGGCTATCGTATGAAGATAGTTGCCAAAAAGGAGCAGACTGATACGGATATGAAGATAGATGAACTTGATGCTAAGTGGGATTTAGATGTATTTCAGCATGGTGCTAATTTACTTGCCGCTCCAGGTGGTGGAACTTCAAATCCAAATGCTAAAGGACCTTCATCTACACAATCAGTAATGGGTGGTGCTATGTCAGGTGCAGCTACTGGCATGATGTATAGTGCAGCTATGGGTGGAGCAGATATGGGAATGAGTATAGCTGTTGGAGCAGTGCTTGGTGCAGCTTCTGGATTCTTATAAGGAGAAATTAGATGGAAAATATTCTACAGAATAAA